TACAGCCATTATTCAACAGGTTCGGGTGCGGGTGTTGGTTCAACTTCCGATACAGGAGGTTCAATTTTATTATAAGCCAAGATTTCGCCATTGATAGCATCAACTTGTTTTTCTATTTGTTTTTTTTCTGCTTGAATTTGTTTTTCAGCGTTATCAAGCTCATTAAATCTTTTAACAAGTTCTTGACCTTTAGCTTGAGCTTCTGCTCTTAATTCAGAAATAGTAGACATAAAATAAATATGTATTTGTTGTTTTATTGTATCAAAAAGCTAGTGATTTGCTACAGGTATTAGTGCAAACTTAAATTTTTTGCCAGTTCTGTGATTAAGAAGATACAAGTCCTCATGTCCTTCTTGAATTGTGTAATCTCCCCAAGTTCCATCTACATCATTTTGCTTACCCTTATTAGACATATTAAGGTCATTAATATATAAGTTTCGCCAAGGATTACTTGATGTACCTAAATCTACTTGTGCGCCAGGAACTGCATGACCATAAAATATAACTTGACCACTATCAATATTCACAACTTCTACATTATTAGCCCATAATTCTAGTTGACCATCTCCGTTTTGAGCTATTCCAGTATCGTTGTCTCCCATAGCTAAAGCAGCATTTCTATTAACTAAAGTCCCTCCTGGAGTAGTTCCAAGTCCTATTTTTCTACCACTAAAGTTTATAATTCCAGAACAAGTATCGTTAGCATCTGAACGTAAAAACGACCCAGAATCAATACCGTCTAAAGTTGTAGCATTTACGTTGGTAACACTAGCTCCATTGCCACTAAAACTTGTTGCACTTACTGTTGCGCTAAATACAGCGTTGTAACTTGAATCAATAGTAAGCGCAGTATTTGCACCAACTGCGTTCCATGCTTTTCCAATTTTGAACTTATCACTATCTGAATTATCTATACCAATGTGCCAACCAACTACACCATTAATATCAAAGGATATAAATGGATCTCCACCTCCAGAACCTGTACTTCTTACAGCAAGATAAGCATGAGCATTGCTATTATTGTTAGTCGAGTTATAAATATAAGCCCCAGCTACATTATTATTACTAGGATCACTATATGTAGTGCCAGTACTTGCAACAAATAATTTTACTAAATGAGTGTTATCACCTCCGATTGCAAATCCGTTAGCGTTAATAAAAGCTCTATTTGAACCAACCTCATCCTTAAAAATAGTTGCATCTCCTTGTAATATTAAACTATCGCCATCAGCACCAAGATAAGCACTACCTTCACTATTTTCTAGTCTTATATAATTACCAGCATTATCACCTCTTTTAATATGTAAATTATGGGATGGATCTGAGGCTTCAAAATTACCAAAGCCAACAAATCCATTATTAGCAATAGATACTCTGGTAATGTTTGTTGTTTTAAATAAAATATCTGCTGCTTCATTTGCTTCTAAAATAAACTGACCAGTTCCTCTATGTATTAATTCGGTAGACGCATTTGCTCCACCGTTAGTTCTAATAATTCTTAATCCAGCATTTACACCTGTCCTATTAGGATCTCCAATTAATCTTATTTCAGCATTTCTATTAGTATTACTATTATTCTCCCCTATTTCTAAAACAGTATTAGCATTACCATTTTCAATCCTTGCATTACCAAGTACATGAAGCCTTTGTTGTGGATCAACTGTGTTTATTCCCACCTCACCGTTGCTTTCAATAGTTAATCTATCACTACTACCTGTAGTTAATCTTATTTCATTAGCTGATGGTCTATATAAACCATTAGCTGGTACTGTTGCTCCTGTAACATTAATTCTTCCTGCTTGTAATTGATCTGTTGCTGTAACATCATCTCCTAAAATTGTACCTGTACCAGTAATATTTCCAGCCTCAACATTTACAAATTTATGAGTTCCACTATTACCCTCTAATCTTTCCCAACCATCATTATTTGCATTACGTCTTTCAAAATAGCTATTAGTTGAGTTCCAAGCAACTGCTCTAGCTGGATAATTTCCGACATGAGTAGTTCCATCAGAAAATAAAGATGATATTGTGTTATCTCTTGCTTTTAGCTCAGTAATAAAATCAGTATATGAACTTGTTAGTTCTGGTTTGGTAAAATCTGCCATGTTTAAACACCTCTTACAGTAAAGTCTACTGTATTTGTACCTGTTGGGGCATTTCCGCTTGCATCATATAAAAATATTTTAAATCCAGTAGGTGTCGGCTCATCAAGAAAATCGTAAATAGCATATTTAGCTGTTCCACTAGAACCTCTAATTTGTAAAGATATAGAATCTACATCAAGGAAACTTTTACCAGTAACACCAGCAAAGAAATTAACTTGTTTACCAGAAGCTGCTTCACTAGCTGAAACAGTAACACTACCTTGATCTGTAAGTTGTTTCAAAAATAGTTTGTAAGAAATATTATTAACCTGTATTAAATCATTATTGCCTGATGCTGACAATGTAAAAATTGTTTTTACATATCTGAAATTTGTACCTAAAACATTAGATTGACCCGCATCTAAATTAGTAAAATTTGTACCGTCTAAGCTTGTTGAAATTTGTGGAGATATATTCACACCTTCTCCTATAGTTTGAATTGTATTCATTTTTACTTGTATTCTACTGGAAGGTATAGTAGTTCCAAAGTCAAATGTTTCTTGAAATGATGCACTGTTTTCTGAAGGTATAGCATAAGCAGTAGAACCACCATATTTACCAAAAGTTATTTTTGCGCCAGTACTGTTATTAAAGCCATTATCATTCGTATCATCATTGTTTGGATCAAAATGTACTCTGTATTGTTTTGAACTATCAATACAGAAAAATATTGTATTGTTTTCAACAAACCCATTTGTAAAAGTAGCTGGAGATGAATATGTTATATTGCCTTGCGTCTGACGTTGAGTGCCTACTATAAACTGAAAAGTATTTTGCGTGACTCCTTGAATTACATAATTTTTACTATCATCATTAGTTCCGTTTGCTGATCCAGAGGTGAAATTGATAGCTAGTTGCTGCGTATTAGACAAACCATGATTTATTTTTGTAACAGTAACTATTAAGCCTTGATCTGTATTAGTGTCATTTGCTTGAGTATAGGTTGCGTTTACTGACCCATTAAGTAATGCGCTACTTCTTTCAGCATTAAGAACAAAATCTGGTGGCTCGTCTACATCTACTTCAACATCACGAGCTTGTGTAGCTTCAACTTTCGCACTATTTACAGCAGTTATTAAATATGTATATTCTCCTCCAATCTGCTCAAATACTGTAGTAAACCCACCTTGTTTAGCTCCAATTAAATTACCAGCAGTAAAACTTGTTCTATATATGTTGTAATAAATTATTGGTAAATCAGAAGCTGGTTCAGGCCATCTAAGTAATACATTATTGTCAATAACTTCTGGATCAATCCTAGAAATTTGTTCTGGAGGGTTAGCTGTAATATCTATACTGTTTACCTGTCCAACGTTTCCATTCGTGTCAACAGCTTGTATGTAATATGTTTTTTGTGTTTGTATTACACCACCTATTACATCTACAATCCATTTTTCCGTGATTTGAGTACCATTTTGTTGCGCTACTAATACAGCATTAGCAAAAGGAAGTGTTCCTGCTGATCTATAAATTTTATAATCAGCGATTGGTAAACCATTTCGTACTGTTTGGTCTATAACAACTGGAGTCCATGTTATTTTTGCACTTTCATCTACTAATACTGCTGTTAAGCCTGTTGGCATTGGAGGGTTTTCAAAAGTTACATCTGGATAGTTAGTAATACCTGTACGACCAAATGCTCCAAATTTATTATTGCTATTTACAGCAGCGATCCAAAACCTTTTACTTGTGTTCCAAGTAACATCAAGTAAAAAACTTCTAGAACTTACACGAGTAACAAATGTTGCTCCATTCTCATTAGTAACATCAGTATCACTTATTTTAATTTCATATTCTTTAATTTTTGTACTTCCAGAGTTCGGTAAATTCCAGAACAGTCTTAATTGTGTATTTTCATATTGATATTCAATATTTGGAGCAGCAGCAACAACATAGACTACAGTGAAATTTAAAGCTTGTCCTAAATTACCAGCAATATCAACTGCTCTAATATTAAAAGTAACATCATCATCAAAGTTAACAGGTAATTGAAAAGTTGTAGATTTTGATCTACCTAATAAATTTTGATTGTTGATAGCTCCTTGGTAGATTTCATATTCTTCTATTGCATAACTACCAGAAGCTGGAGCATCCCATTTTAAAATTAAGTTATCATCAAAAAATGTGCCTGATCCATTTTGTGGAACAGAAGGTGCTGTTATTGTTAAAGATATTTGTTGTGCATTAACTGATTGATTTCCATCAGCATCAAAAGCTTTTATAGAAAATATTTGTGATGTTGTTCCAGGTGGAATTGTACCAACCTTAAATGTTGTACCTTTAATCTTTCCTAATGATGTGCCTGTAGACCATGACCCCGACTTAATTTCATATTGCTCTATATCTAAATCAGCAAAATTTGGAGGGGTAGGTGTAGGCGCATTCCAATTTAAAACAATTCCAATATGTGGATCTATTGTTCCGCTAAAACCTGACACATCACTTGGAGGTGCAGATTTACCGATTGCTTTAAGAAAATATTCTCCAGTAGTTGTATCTTGACCGTTTAAATAAGATTGTGTTTTTGTTGTTAAGGGAGATGAAGATCTTACCCCTGCTGCATTAATACTTCTTACTTCAAAATCAAACCTTGATTCGTTATTAGTAGAATCTATAATTACATCTGAAATTTCAAAATCACTTCCATTGACAACAACTGTTTTAAAGTTGCCACTATCTTGTCTATATTTAACCTCATATCTATTTACACCTAAAACAGGCTGCCATCCAACAATAATTTTTATTCTTATCGTATCTCTAAACCTATAAAGCTGTTCTATTGGATATTTAGTAATTGAACCATTAGGATTAACTCTATTAGCAAATTGTGCGGGAGGTGCTGGAATTTCATTTAAATTTGTAAAATCTCTAAATTGTAAAGTTTCTAGTTGCTCTGCATGATCGTATTTCGATTCATTATGAGTTATTGCTGTAATTTGATATGTAAAATCATCTTTTTCTTCTACTCCAACTACTTTAAATTTTTGTGTTTCTATATTTTCAGCACCTGTTCCCTGCGTAGTTTCTAATATCCATATTGAGTTAAGATTTGGTGCAACTGTTTGTGTGGTCAGTACATAATCTTCTTCGTTAAAATTATAAGAAGTATTAGTAGTAGACAAGAAATAATTATCAGTATTATTGTTACTATCTTGTATTTTTTGTGTGAAATTACCAACTATGGTAATTGTATTGCCAGAAATACTTGCAACTGTATTTGTAGAAACAGTGCCATTCGGCATGATTACATGGAGAGTCCTTGTATATATGACTCCATCAGCGGGTAAATCAGTTATAGAAGTATCATCAATTGTTATTTGATTTGTGCCATTTACTCCCATAATCCTTCCCGCTCTTCTTACCCCTGCTCTTACTGGATCTGCTATTTCAATGATTTGACCTGGCCTACATAAAGCTCCAGCCTCTAATGTGGTGGTAAAAGCAACTGACTCTGTTTCATTAGCTAATGAATATAGCAACCAACGACCTAATCTTCTTGCTTGATAACGTGATGTACATCCAAAAGCATCAATATTTTTTGTATTTACTCCATACTTTGAGATTGCAACCTCATCTAAAACTTCTTCATATGCTGTGTCCCTTAGATTTAAATCTAAATATTTTACGACTGCAACTGTAGTTCTTGTTTTTACTGATGAAGAAGAATATTGAAATCCATCAGGTGTTACATTAGCTAAAGTGAACAAGAAAGATGTGTCTTGGCCTTTTCTATCTTGTATAAGAGATAATTTACCAGCGGTATACATAGCCATACCTCTAAATACTGAACATAAAGTATTAATAATTTTAAAAGCGTCTTCTCTTTTTCTTATTACTCCATTCAGAGAAAATCTAGGTTCTGTAATTGTATTTTCCGTTCCATCATTTAATCTAAATTTAAAAGTAACTTCTTCTGAGCAATATTGACTTACAGAATAAAACGAGTATATATCTAAATTAGATGCAACTCCTGTAGAAAAATTAGCTTTCTCAGCATCAGTTAATATTTCATCTCCTAACCCATATCTTCTTGAAACTAATAAATCGTATAAACACCAAGCTGGATCTGTAGTCCATTTTGCTGCTTGTAGTACACCATTAAAAACATATCCACTATCATAAATTATTCTGCCATTATTAGGATCTACATTTACGTTGCCTGATGAATTAGATGCTGGGATTCTTACCTTTGTACCTCTTACACGAAAAGCTCTTTTAGGAATACTAGAAAATTGCTCTGCATCAATTCTCATACCAACCAAAGCAGAATTCGGATAATTAAATATTTGTAAAACCGAAACTGAACCTGACGTAATTGTTTGAGAAACACTTGTTCCAACCCTAAATACATCTCTACTAACAATTTGCGTGACTTGAGTGGCATTAATATTATTCGTAGGTTTTGATGGTGTACCACTGTTAAAAGTTAACTTGACAGAATCGCCAACTATTAAATTATGAAAAGGCGCATTAATTTCTATAACTTGTCCAGATTGACTATATGTTGCATTTTGATTACGAAAGCCAAATTTTATTTCTTGAAAACTTACTAATTTAAAAGTACTTTGATGACTAATAAGATCTAAATCATCTAGATTTAAACTTGAATCGTCAGCCGTAGTTCTTCTAACTCTAAAAGTAACAGGAAATGTGTTTCCAGTAATTTGAAAAGTATGTTGATCTTGATATAGATCAGGAGTTCTACCTTTTACTTCTCTTCCAACAACATTTCCATTTTCATCAGTATCATTAAACCCACCAAGAAAAACAAAACTACCACCATGCTGTTGTTTTTCAATTGTATATCTAAAAGAAGTACCTTCTGTATCTCCATTCTTTTTAATTTTCTGCAATACTGGCACACCAATAGTAAGAGTTACAGCATCAACACTCGTATCTGTTATTTGAAAAGTTACACCAACACCGCTTTGCGTTACGTCAGAATTAACACTTGTTGGGGATGAAGCCTCAGTTTCAAACCCAGGTACAACGTCTTGACTTGCAGTGCCTCCTCTAACGTGTAAAGTAACATCATCAAAATTTAATGAACCATCAGAGTTCATTATTGGTGTATCGTTTAAAAATACAGATCTTTGCCAAGCATTAGCATTTGGCACATTGTTGTGATTATATAAGCCCTCTATTTCACCTTCTGATATTACGTCAATAATTTTTGCGTGTGATCTACTATCTAGAGAATCTGGAGCAGTTTTAGAGGAATTACCTCCACCTTTACCTCCTCCTCCAGAACCAGCGATAAAATTTTGATCAGTCATCTAGTCAGTCTCCGAATCTTCAGTAACAACACGAGCAGATACAGGAATACTTCCAGTTATTACATCTCCATATATTACAGGAATAACAGTTCCAGCTCTTGCTGTATTTTGAATCCCACTAAAACTGAATGAATTTCTAGGATCTCCTTCGCTATCATCAATTTCTGGGGTAGGAGTCAATAAACCCGCTAAACCATTAAGAACTAAAAGTATACCTAATTTACCAGCTAATGAAGTCCAACTTAAAGCACCAGTTGTTGCATTGAAAAGTGGTGCTTTTAAAAATTCTCCAAAACCTATTTTCCCTGCAAATCCTCCAGCAAAACCAAATCCAATGGCTATTAATGCAACACCAGCTAATATCTTTCCAATATTTCCTGATCCAGAAACAACTGGAATAATTTTAATTTCTTCATATCCAGCAGGGTATATAAGCTCTTCATAATCTAATGGAGTATTTCCAAGTTTTACTTGATAAAACTGTTCAGACATATGTTTATCCAACCCTTGAAAATTTACTGCTAAAAATTTAATAGCATCAGCAGTTGTATTAGCAACTGCCTCAAATTCATTTTGTCCGCCACAAAATTCTGCTAGATTTCCATACAATTTAATTTTACGCAACATATCGTAACCTCATACCTGTAGCTTTCATGAGCCATTCTCCATAAAAGTCCTTTGAACTTAGTCTACCTTGAATATGATGAAGTACCATTTGTTTGCCGACATATACTCCTACATGATTTAAACCTGTGCTATTCAATGAAAATAATAAACTATCACCTTCTTTTAAAACTTCATCATTACTTAACTGTCTAAATCCAGTATCCTTAAAACATTTGTCAAAATATGGATTTTCTCTAAACTCTTCTGGATCGTTAGGACGATCCCAATCACGAAGTATTATTCCTTTACTTTCATAATAATCTTTTGTTAATGTCCAACAATCATGAACCCCCCAAACCCATTTACGTCCAATAAGTTTAGCCTTGTATCCAGAGGGTTTGAAATCATACCATTTATTAACTCCAACACCATATATATACCAAGGTAACTTTGTAAGTTCACAAGCAGCTTTATCTGCTTCACTTGGGTTAGGAGATTGATAAGGATGTGAATGAAATACTGACATTATTGTTCCATTATCTTCTGCTCTAGCCCAATCTTCTGGGTCAATAATAAAATGATCTAATGTATTTACAGATAAATTTTTACAAGGCATATATTTTTCTTTTCCTTTAATGCATACAACTAAACCACATACCTCACTAGGAAAACCATCTCTTGAATGTTGCTCTGCTTTTAATTGCCAATCATGCATGGAACGATCCTATACCTGGAAAAATACTTGGTAAAGCTTGTCTTTTAGGAATTTTTACAGTTGATAAATCAAAAACTGCTGCTAATTCAAATTCAACTAATTCTCTATTTTCTAATGATTTACGATCAATATAATAAACATCATCTGGAAATCTTATTGATGCATTTGCATCAGGATTAGAATAATTTGAAATTGTTATGTTATTACCCATACCATTACCATGAACGGTGCAATAATATTTCAATGATGATGGAGCATTAGCTGGAACAGTAAAAGTTGTTCTAGCCCCTGCTGTTCCAGGTGTACCTGTTGTCGAAACACCTGCAACATAAGATGTGTCATTAGTTTGCCTAAAAGCTATTGGATGTCCAGCATTAGAATAATCATGCTGATAAAAAATATAAGTACCACCTTTTACTAAAGTAATAGTTGGATTTGTTACACCATTTAATGCAAATTTATTTCCACCACTATTTACAACAGTTACATTATAAGTTGTTGTGCCAGGGCCAAAATTAGAAGAATCAAGAAATTTAGCAAGTGTTCTTATTCTTGTAACTTTTGCACCTATTAAATTATTATGTGGAGTCACAGAATTCACATTAGAAAGAATAGCACTTACAGTACTTAATAAATTACTAACTCTTAATGTTGGTCGTGGTAATTGTTGATTTTTGCCACCTTTATAATCAAATCCTTCTGCCTCAATTGGTAAAGCATTATATGTAACATTATCTAAAACCAACTCACCTGTTGAATTTGTTGCTAGCCCAGAATGCCATCTATAAATAGTTGTAGCTCCATGTAAATTTTGAGATAATTGCAATTCAAATAATTCAATAATTGCACTTGGATCTGTTTTCTGTAATTCAGATATTAAAACACTCATGTTTCAAATACCTCTATAAATTCTAAACTTATATCATTTAAATCATATGAAACATTAGTAACAGACCATTGCTCACATTTCCATTTACCTGTAAGTCCATATGGAGGAGTCCAATCAAATGCTTTTTGTCCGTTATTACCTCCTGTAGAAGATGCTAAAAAATTTAAAATATTTGTAGTTACAGAATTATTTCTTTTATCAAAACTTAATCTCCATATTCTTGGTGCTACATTCAACCCCTTATGTAAACGCTGTTCATAACCATCGCCCATTTTGACCGTTGTAACTTGTGGTTTAATTTCTAAAACAGGAGAATAACTTGGAGAAACATCTGATCCTACTGTATTTGCATCAAAAGTTGCCATTAGTTGTAAAGAATTCCTCCAGGTCGTTTTTGTTTAACAAGTTCTGCTTCAATAGCAACTCCTATCATTCGACCTAATTCTTTTGATCTAGAATTATCGCCTTGTGCAGAAGTGCCTTTAGCATCAACATTTACTACCACATTACCCATTCCTCCTGTACTTTCAACTCCAAGTCTCCCTCCTTTACCACGTTTTAATGGCATGATTGCTTCTGGAGAACCCGCTTCAGCCATTAAACCAACACCTCCCCGCGCCAAGGGAAATACGGATGGACGATTAACAACTCCCCCATAGCTGTACGGAACAATTTTATTTTGTGCAAAAACATTTCCTTTAGCACTCTTTGTTACTTCACCACCCTCAACAACACCGCCATCTCCTAAACCGAGTGCTTTTTTAAATGGATCGAATATAAGTTGGAATAATAATGCTTTTAGTATCATTCTTTGTAAGTCTTGTAAAATTGATCGTGCTAAATCTCCAAACGAAGCTTTTCCTGTAACCATTAAATCAACAAAAGAATCTGCTAAACGATCAACAGCACCAATTGCATATTGCCCTATGTTTGTTCCTAAATCAGTAACTGAGTCATATAACTCTTTTAATGATGCTTTAAAGTCAAATGCTGCATTTTT